GACCCGAGAAGATTTACTGATTAAGAACCTCCAGAAGCACAAGGAAAGTGTAAAGAAAGCAGCGATGTGTGTGGCCATAGGTGGTATTACCATTTATGCCCTGTTGCGTCTCATACGCATCTTTAGATCAGGCAAACGCATGGTGAAAGCTGTGCATGGTCATTCAACATTCGAGCCAGTTTCGGATGCTGATTATAAAGAAGCCAATGATCGGACCAACATGTGGGCAATTCCCCACGTCGAGAGACCCGTCCCACCTATTGAAGCTGTTTCGCGTGAGCCTCAACACCTAATGAAGTCTGTTGCCCAGCGGCTTGGTGTTTTTGTGTATGGTACTACTTACACTAACGTGTTCGTTACAGGTACAAATGAGATAATGGTGCCAAACCATATCTTCTACACAAAACAAGGTGATGTGAAACCCGAGATTCCTGGCACCTTAAGGATGTCTCAACAAGGCAAAACTAAGGGTGCTATGGATTGTGTATTAGAGTTTGATAGGAGTCATAGGATCGTAGGAACAGATTTTCGACTTGTGTACTGTGACAAGTTGAATCAGGCACGACCTCTGACGTCTTATCTCCCCGAAGTCCCCGATGTGCCAAGTACTGCCACATTTGTCTGTAGAGCCGAGGATGGCACTTTTGATGAAGCTAGTGGAAGGACAGTGAATTTACAGAGATCCCATAGTGGTAGGGTGTCGCACTCAGCGATGGCCAATTTCCCGGGTTGCTATGCACGACATGAAACATTTAACGGAATGTGCATTGGTGTTTACTGTTCTGTTGGTACTGCAACACAAATAGTCGGTTTTCATTTGGGTGGTGGTGATTCTAACGGTCCCATTGCAGTTCTTGGATTTCTCACCCGAGATATGTACAAGACTGCACATGAGACACTGTTGAAGTCAGGCACTGTCCCTGTGGTGCTACAACCATGGGATGTTAGTCCTATCCCCGAGGATGTCCCTATGGAAGTGCACTCTAAATCAACAACACGGTTTTTACCTTTGAATGCTAGCATTGGTGTTTATGGTGATGCCCGTGATCGCGCGAAGCCGAAGTCGACGGCGCACAAGAGTTTGATTTCAGATACCTTGGCTGAGGTATCAGGAATCCCCTCCACTGCGTGTCCTTCCTCAATAAAGGCTGATGCCTCAACCGGGTTCTTCCCTTATCAAGTTACTCTTGAACAGGTGGCTACCCCAGCAAC